TGCGTTTGCGATGGCGAACTTGGCTTTCGACAGCCATTCGTCTCGCTCGTCATCGTCAAAGATGCCGTCGCCTTTCGGGTAGCCTTCGAGGATCGTCCTCTCGCCGCATTCCGGGTAATCGACGCGGAACCACCCATGGCGAAGTCGGAGACAACCAACCTGCGCTCCGTCGAGCTTTGCGTCGTATTGCTCAGGGCAAGCGGAGCAAGTTTGGTGAAGCGTGATCCGGTCGGCGAGGCGTTTGGCCTGGGCGTCGGTCATCTTCCGCCCTCCGCCATACGATTGAATTCGACGATCGCAGCCCGACGGGCGCGCCAATCAACTCTCCCAGCCACGTAGGAGGCCGCATGCCCAGCGTCGGAAAGCTCGGAACCCCGGAAGAGCCCGTCTTCATCTTCGACGAGGGCGCACCCGCCCTCTACGTCGACCTGATCACGGAGCTCGAAGTCGACGAGAACGACATCGTCCGCATCTCGTTCGGCGCCATGTCCCGAAACGGCGACGGGCAGATCAAAGCCATGATCGCGGTTCGGATCAGGATGCCGAAGAGTATCGCTCGCGATTTCTGTCGGGCACTGACGAAGATGCAGAAATGAGGTCATTCCGCCGTCTCCCGCACCTCAAAGAACGATTTAGGCTCGACCGCCCCGCCAGTAGCGCGGCAAATCTCTTCGATGACGCTCTTGCTAAGATTCTCACCGCGCATATACCGGTGCACTTGGGCCCGGCTCTTGCCCAGCAATGCAGCAAAGGCTGTTACAGTTGTGTGCTCGTGGATGTAATCTTCAAGGGTCATGTAGCAATTACTGCTACACTTTTGCGAGACTGTCAATGCCAGTGTAACATTTTATGGCATAGAAGATGCTGCGAATCTGGCGGATAAGATGCCAATGACAAAGAATTGGCTTGATCCCTTCCTCAAAGCGTCGAAGTTCGCCTCTCAGGAGGAACTAGCCGAAGCCATCGGCGTCTCACGCGCGACCATCAACCGCCTCGCAAACGACCACACGCAACTAAAGCGTGACCGGGCGAAGGTGCTGGCGGAGCTGCTGGGAACCACGGTCGAGGCTTTGCTTCTGAACCGGCCGCCCCGCAACTCCCTGGTCTCGAGCTTTGATCCGGACGCAGAGGAAACCGTGCAAGAGCATGGTGACGATGGCTACACCCGCGAGCACTGGCACGCGCACGTCCAAGGAGCCATCCCCGAAATTGACGTCAAACTCGGCGCTGGAGAAGGATCTATCGGAGGCGTCATCAACCTGCCGGTCAGCGCTTCGAACGTCTCAGGCCATCAGGTGGTGGCGGAATGGCTTATCCCAGACGCATACCTGCGCAACGAGGCCAGGGCGTCGCCTTCACACACGCTGATTATGGAAGTCGTCGGGGATTCGATGTTCCCGACCTATTCTCCCGGCGACCGAGTGCTCGTCGATCTTTCCCAGAATAGGCTTGTGGCAGACACGGTGTACGCGATCAGCGACGGCTATTCCGAACCACAGATCAAGCGGTTGCAGCGCATCCCCTTCAGCGATCCTGTGCAAGTAGACATCGTTTCAGATAACGAGCATCTGCGCACGATCACGGTCGAACTCGACCGGTTGACGATAATCGGCCGGATCTGCGGCCACATCGCAAGGAAGTAAGAACGGCGCCTAAGCGCCGCCCCTCATCAGGAACCGTTCGTCGCGCGTTCGAATGTCCGCCACCACAATGCCTACGACAAGCGCGTCGAATTTGATGCGGCTTAGCCGGTGTATGCGGCCGCGCCTTTTTTCTTGCGACAGTTCAAGCCCGCCGCATCCGTCATATGCGTTTGTCACTCGGTAGAGGTCGGCGATCCCGCCGACATCGACAAGATAGATGCCCTCCCCCTCATAGGAAGCTACCGGCGCCAGGAGCGCGTAATCGCGTCCACCGCGGAGCGTCGGCTCCATAGCGTCACCAGTAACCGCATGTACGCGAAAGCGATCAGATAGGACGTTCTCAGTCGGTACGCTCGGAAAAGAAAATTCATGCATCATGCCCTCGTTGACGATTACCAACACCCCCAGCACCAGAGTGCGCAGGCACGTTAGCGCGACGCTCGCAGTTATCGACCCCCAAAGTGAGGACGGCCTGAAGGTTGTGGATTGTCACAAACCGTCGCGATTTATCATAGACAGGGATGGTTCTTCAGAAGCGCCGTTCCCGTTTGTGACAGTTCGATGACAGTCCACAGGAAAGAACCCATGCAAATCCATGGCGCGTTTTCTATTCCCTAACGCATGTGGCTGATTTCCCACGGCTGAAAACGAGGGCAGCCGGCCGATTTGGCGTACATCACATTTTCGTAATGTGGAAAACTTGCCGTGATCGGGACCCGCGTCGACTGGTCAAGGTGATCAGCCTAGCGGCACATGCATGCTACACGCTCGAAACGAGTGTCAAATATTTTGCGTCATTTTATGTTACATGGCGGTTGACACTGTAGCATAAACTGTTACATTTGCTTTCATCAACACACGGCGACGCCGGGAGATGAAAGCGATGATGATCAGCTTCTCAGTAGACTACGACTTCGAAGAGCTTCAGCTCTGCGACGAGGGCCTGATGGCCAACGGTACCGCAACGCTGGTCCACGACGGCGACGGCGAGTTCTATGTCGATGAGATCGTTCTGATCGGCGGCAAGCGGCTGGACCGCAAGGGCACCGGCGCCTGGGGCTTCCCGAGCCTCGTCAACAAGGCTCTGTTCGAGGCCATTGCCACCCTGGTCGAGAACGACGAGCACGCGAAGGACTTCTTCCAGAACGCGCTTGAGGAAGGCTCCGCTCCTGATCCGGACCGCGCTTATGACGAGCGCCGCGATCATGCAGCCATGAGCTGGGTGGCGTGATGAGCAAGCACACTCCCGGCCCTTGGACGGCACGGCAGCAGTTCGCCAATCGTTGGCTGATCGAAAAGGATCAAGGAACCAACGATGCAGGAGAGAAGCTTATCCCGCTATGTCTAGCAGCCGTTCACATAACCATCCTCGAAGTGGGATGCGGAGAACGTGACACAGAAGCCAACGCCCGCCTGATCTCCGCCGCTCCTGATCTGCTGGAAGCTCTTCGAGGCTTCCTCTCCGCTTTCCCTCTCCCGCTTCGGAAAGACGAGAAGGAAGCCATAGAAGCGGCGAAAACAGCCATCGCGAAAGCGGAGGGCCGGTCATGACCCGCCCCGTCTCCTACGCCTGCGACCCCGCGCAGCGCTACTGCGAGTGCGGCCATTGTGCCCTCCCGCCGGCCCGCAACATCGATCTGGACGCGGTCGCCAACCTGAACCGCGCCACCTCCGCAACCGCGACCTTTCTTATTCTCCTCGCTTTCGTCCTCGCCATTTACGCCGTCGGCGCGTGGAAGACGGAGCAGGTCCACCGTCAAATCGTCAAAGCCAGGAGCGTCTGACATGGATGTCACGTCCACCTCACCCTCTACCGATCTGATCATCTCCCTGCCGTCCGTCCCCAACGTGGCGACGTTCACGGATGAAGCAGAGTTCGACAAGCTCTTTGAGGCGATCCTCAAGAAGGTCGACGAGCACAAGCCGGACGTCTCGACGAAGAAGGGGCGCGAAGAGATCAAGTCGCTTGCCCATAAGATCGCGAAGACGAAGGTTGCGCTCGACAATCAGGGCAAGGGCCTGACGGAAGAGTGGCGCGCGAACACCAACAAGGTCAACGCCACTCGCAACAAAATGAAGGAACGGCTTGAGGCACTTCAGGCCAGTGTGCGCAAGCCCGTCGACGACTGGGAAGCCGCCGAGGAAGCTCGCGCCGATGCCCTGAAGGCTCGCTTCTCCGCGCTGGACGCCGGCCGCGCCGATGCCAATTGCCCGTCCGAGCAGATCAGGGCTGTTCTTGCTGAGATCGAAGCAACCGAGATCGGAGAGGACTGGCAGGAATATCAGGAAGAAGCTGGCCTGGCTAAGGCCCGCGCTGTCACCGCGCTCCGGCAGAACCTCGCCGTAGCTGAAAAGCGGGAGGCGGACGCCAAAGAGCTCGAGGAGCTGCGCGCGCTCAAAGCTGCGAAAGAAGAAGAGGATCGCCAGCGGCGTGAAGCCGAGGAAGCCGCGGCGCGGTTGCGCGATCGGTCCGTCAAGGCTCGCCAGTACATCGAGGAAGTCGAAAAGGGCTTCATCGGGGGCGAACCGCAGCCGTTCGGAATCCTGATCTACGAGCTTGAGCGGAAGCTACCGCCGCTGATCGACGAGCTTGGCGAATACGCCGAGGGACTGCACGCCGTCCGCAAGGCCGCTCTTTCCAACCTGACGGTGGCTATGGAGCGACAGGCTGCCGAAGATGCAGCCAAGGCCGAGGAAGAGCGCAAGGCAGCCGCAGCTAAGGCGGCGGCCGACGCGGAAGAGGCAGCTGCCCGGAAACAGGCCGAAGACGCGGAGCGCCACAAGCGCGAAGTCGAGGAGGCCGCCCAGGCCGAGCGCGACCGGATCGCCCTTGAGCGCAAAGCCGAAGAAGACGCCCGGGCCAAACGCGAGGCCGACGCCGCGCACCGCGCGAAGATCGCGACCGATATCGCCGACGCGCTGCGCACCATGTCTGGCCGCGCCACCCCTGAAGCCATCGCGGAAGCCCTGATCGAAGGCAAGATCCCGCATTGCACCGTGAGGATGTGATTATGAACCAGGTTGCGACAGTAGAACACGAAGCCGCGCCGGTAAGCCGCTACGACGGACCGGCCAACCAGTCGACCGGCCTTCTCGGCGTCATCGAACGGATCGCCGGCAACCCGGAGGTTGACGTGGAGCGTATGTCTGCGCTCCTGAAGATGCGCGCCGAAGAGGAAGAACGGATTCGCCGCATTGAGCGCGAGGACAGGGAAGATGCCGCACGCCGGGAATGGCTGGCCGCGTTCTCAGCCGTTCAAGCCAAGATCGGCCCGATCTTCCGCACGAACGACAACGATCACACCAAGTCGAAGTATGCGGATCTCGCCGACATCGAGCGCATCGTCACGCCGATCCTTACCGAGCACGGTTTCTCTACGACCTCCTGCCCGGTTCCCTGCGAGCTTCCCGGCCACATTCGGATGCGCCTGACCATCGGTCACTACGGCGGCCACGAAAAGGTCTACGAAGATGATTTTCCTCTCGATAGCACCGGCTCCGGCGGCAAGGTCAACAAGACGGCCATCCAAGCCAAGGGCAGCACTCAGACCTATGCACGCCGGTATTTGAAGGCCAGCGCCCTCGATCTCGCCTTCATGGATGATCGAGACGGTAACCGCCCGAAACCGGAACCGGAGGTGGAAACCATTTCCGAAGAGCAGGTTATGCAGCTTCGCGAGCTGATCGAAGCGTCGGAAGCAGACGAAAAGCGCTTCCTTGCGTTCGGCAAGATTGAGCGCCTCGCTGACATGCCGATCGCGCAGTTCGATAGCGCGATGAACATGCTCAAGCGCAGGCTTCAGGAAAGGACCGGCCGATGATCCAGATTTTCAACTGCGACCAGAACTCTCCGGAATGGTATCAGGCCCGCGCCGGCATCCCGACAGCATCAAAATTCCATACCGTCATGGCTTCCGGCCGCGGCGGCGGAGAAAGCAAGACCCGCAAAGACTATCTCTATGACCTTGCAGGCGAGATCATCACCGGCCAGCCGACCGAGAGCTATTCGAACTCTCATATGGAGCGCGGCCATATCCATGAGCCTGAAGCCCGCGAGATGTATTCGTTCATCACCGATGCTGAAATACAGCTAACCGGATTTATCCGAAATGGGGATAAAGGCGCGAGCCCCGATGGCCTAGTGGGCAGAGATGGGATGTTTGAGGCTAAATCAAAACTCCCTCGCCTGCTGATCGAAAGCCTAATGCGCGACGGCTTCCCTCCGGAGCACAAGGCGCAATGCCAGGGCGCGCTTTGGGTAGCCGAGCGCGAGTGGATCGACATCGTCGTCTACTGGCCGAAGATGCCGCTCTTTGTGAAGCGAGCTTACCGTGACGGCCCTTACATCGTGTCGCTCGCATCTGCCGTGAAGCAGTTCAACGAGGAATTGGCCGAGATCGTAGAGCGCGTCCGGCGGTACGGCCAGAAGCCGGCGCCGACAGTTACCGACGCCGAGCTTCTGCAACACCCGTTGATGGCAGGCTGATCATGCGGAAGAAGGAAAAGCCCCCGCTGATCCAGGCGATCATGACGCCGCGCGGCCTCCGGGCCCACACTCAGGACGACGCCGAGAAATTGGCGTCGATCCCGGAAGGTTCAATCTTCGAGATCGTGCCTGTCACTAAACGGTCTGATCGGCAGTTGCGCACCTACTGGAAGGCTCTTGGCCTGGTGGTCAAGGTCACTCAGAAGTGGTCGAACGCCGAAAACCTGCATCGCGACATCAAGATGACCCTCGGCTACCGCGAGCAGGTCGTGAACATGCGCACCGGCGAAATCACTCTCGTTCCGGACAGCATCGCTCTCGACAAGATGGAGCATGCCGAGTTCTGCGAATTCATGAACCAGGCCATGGCGCTGATCGCTGACACCGTTGGCTTCGATCCGCTGGCCTTCCTAGCCGAGGAGCGCGCAGCATGACCGATAACGCCCGTCTTTTGCCTGGAAGCATGTCCGAACTGGACGCGCTGACCTGCGACGATCCGATCACGAGCCTTATCGCTCGGATGTCCGTCTCCACCGTTCATGAGAGTTTGGTCAAGTTCGTCAACTCGGAAATCCAGCGCCCCGGCGCGAATGTCGATCACATGCTCATCGGCATTGCTGCCTACATGATGCAGATGCATGCGAGCTTCGCCGCGACCTTTGTCGACGCTGACCGGGCCGACGACGTTGTCGCACAGTTCCAAGAGGTTCTGAACAGGACATACCGGGTTCACTTCGTCGACAGCGCGAAGGAGCTGGCGGCATGACCTGCACCTGCATCGAAACCGTCAACGAGAAGCTGGCCGCGCGCAACACGCGCCTGACCCTTCCCATCGTCTTCGGCCGCAAGCCGGGTGAGCCCGAGCGCCTGATGATCGTCACCGAACAAATTGAGACCGGACGCGGCAAAGCCAAGGCACTCGGCATGTTTGCTTCCCACTGCCCGTTCTGCGGCGTGGCTTATGGGGAGAGCGCGGCATGAAGATGAGGGTAACGTTCGAAGTAGACAACAACGAGCTGTTCGACATGCTCCACAAGATGAACGGCGACTTTTCGCCGCTCGGCAACCGCATAGTCGGCGAACTCCTCACAAGCGGCACCTCTATTCTGGATGCGATCGGCATGGCCGTCTATGGCGTGACCGTCGTCTCCAAGGAAGTCGTCGCCAATGCGGAAGGCGGTGCGGCATGACGAGCAACCCACGCGTCAACCGCTATCTCAAAGACAAGGCGATGGACCACATCGACCATGCGCTCGGCCGTCCCGTCGACCCGCTCGGCGAGACCTATCGCAACCACTTCGCGACTGATGCTGGCGGCAAACAAGCCCAACAGTTCGCCGCATCTCCAAATTGGGAAAGGGTCGGGCAGCGAGATGACATGGCATTCTTTGCCGTGACGGACATCGGCCGGGACGCTCTCGCCGCTCACCTCAAGCAGATCGGTGACAAGCACCGCCTCTATCACGTGACCTATGAAGGCCAGACGCAAGCGGTGGTCGCAGTGTCTGCCGCGAAGGCGAAGTACAGCCTTTGGCTGGATATCTCGGATTGCTTCTGCGACCTGACGTTCGGCAAGTTCTGCCGAGCAGCAACCGTGAGGGCTGCGGCATGAGCGATCAAGTCAAAAAGATTGACGATGGTGGTCCAGCCTTTGCCCGGGCAAGCGCAGAGCACTCGATGGGCGGCAACTACGAACAGGATGGCATGAGCCTTCGCGACTGGTTCGCTAGTCAGGCTGACATTCCTTGGAATGCCGTGATCGAGACACTTTCGATCAAAGGCATTGAAATGCCTACTGTGAAGCAGATGGCAGAGTATCGAGCCCTCATGAAATACGCCGAGGCCGACGCCATGATCGCCGCCCGGAAAGGCGGTGCGGCATGATCGATTGGCAGAAAACCGCCTCCCACGTCATAGGGGAGGTTCACCGTAGCCTTCCGGCCGACGCCGACCTCGCCGCCCGCAAGAAGGCGTTGCGTGCCGCTCGCCCATGGGAATTCGCCTCGACGAGCTGGGGCAAGAAGGTCTGGGCGAAGCACTCGCGCAAATACCTGGAGAAGTTCGGCCTGCCGCCGCTCAAGGCGAAGGCCGTCGAAGATCACCTCTCGCCGCTAGAGCGGTTGATGGCAAAGGCGAAGGGGAATGCAGCATGAAGAACCCGTTCCCTGTCAACCTTCAGACATCCGAAGATGTGCGCAAGGCTGGATGGCAGGCGGAAACCCGCGATGCTGACGGCCACCTTTGCCGACTCCATGTGCCGTTCGAGACCGACGAGGACATAGTCTGGCTGGTGCGCGAAGCGCTTGAGCACGGCGAGACCGTAACCATCTGGCCAGCGAAAGGCGGTGCAGCATGACCGATCGCCCTATTCTCTTCTCCGGCCCGATGGTCCGCGCGCTGCTCGCCGGGCGCAAGACGCAGACCCGGCGCATCATCAAGCCGCAGCCTTTCGCGAGCGGGTATTATGACGGGGAAATCGAGCTCAACGTCATTCCAGCGAATAACCAGTACCCGAAAGCGTTCCGCTTTAACGCCAATGCAGTCGGGGGCGGCGCCATCCTCGAGGAAGTATTCGAGCCGCGCATCAATGCCGGCGACCGGCTTTGGGTGAAGGAGAACCACTATCTCACCGATGACGGCGACGATGAGTATGCGGTCTATGTCGCCGATGGCAACGACGCCACCGGAGAACACCTGCATGAAATTGCCGCTCTCGAAAAACTTCACCCGGCAGTGGACTGGTCAAAGCACAAGAAGCAGCGTCCGTCGATCCATATGCCCCGTTGGGCATCGCGCATCACCCTGATCGTCACCGACGTTCGCGTCGAGCGTCTGCAGGATTGCTCCGTAACCGATGCGTGCGCAGAAGGGGCGCTCGTCCCGCCATACACCGAGCAATTCGCGAACGTACACGCTCTGCCGATGTATCAGGCGATTTGGCAAGGCATCAACGGCCCCGGCTCATGGGAGGCTAACCCCTGGGTTGCCGCCTACACCTTCACGGTCATCAAGCAAAACATCGACCAGATCGAGAAGGTGGCAGCATGACCGGCGCCGTTCGTTACTTCCACGGCGGGTTCGGCGGGCTCACCGTCGGCCAGTTCGTCCTGCCGCCGGCAACGACAAAAGCACCGTCGACCGCGCGCTTCGGCGCCGCCGGCGTCTGCAACACCAGCAAAGTCTACGTCTGCACCGACATGCACGGCGCTCTTCTCTACGCCTGCATGCACTGGTCCGGTTGCGGAAAGGTCTATGAGGTCGAGCCCATCGGCGAGTTGACGCCTGATCCTGACGCAGTGCGGGCGGGCTTCTCCTTCGAGTGCGACAAGGCCCGCGTCCTGCGAGTGATCCGGGTGCGCGGGAAGCTCATCAAGCAGGTTCAGCGAGACATGATCCGGGAGGCCGGGTGATGCTTGCGGTCATCAATCTCCTTTCTCTTTGTATCGCCGGCGGCCTAATCACCTCCTCCGTCCGAAAATTTCTTGAGAAGAAAGACGCCACCGCGGCCGTCCGGCTGGGGATCGGCCTCTACGTCCTTTTCCTCACTGCAAAGGTCATCGTTCCATGAGCGGTTTTCGTGTTGCCAATTTCATCCGCCCTGATCCGACGCCGGTTCGCAGGCCAGCCAAGAAGCCGGCCTATCTGGCGTTTCTCCACCACCTCCCGTGCGCGGTCTCTGGCGCCTACGGCATCCAGGCCGCTCATGTCTCCTACCCGAGCACATGGCATGGAGCCTTCGGTCGCGGGAAAGGCACAAAGGTTCCCGACCGGTTCGCACTTCCCCTGTCGCCCGCAGAACATGCCCTGCAGCACTCCGGCAAGCTTGGATCGGAGCGCGATTACTGGGCCTCGAAGGGGATCGACCCGCACGAACTCGCAAATGCCCTCTGGGGCGTGTTCTGCGACTTCGACGAGGCAGAGGCAATCGTCAGATGCACTGCCATCATCAACCAGCGCTTGGCGTCAGTCGGCGCGCTCCGGTCGAGGGACGAGGTATGAGGGAAATAGTCGAGAAATCGCTCAGGTGGCCAACGCCGTCGGCTGGCAAGCGGGTGAGCCCGCTATGGAACTCGCCGGCCAGATCGTTTCGGTCCTTGCCGCCAATCCCGAGCACATCGACCGCTTCATGAGTGAGGGCGCCGAGCTTTTCCTCGACGGCACATTCAACGCCGAAAACGGCTGCCTCACCTATCGGTCTATGGGCGGCGACGTCCTCAGCCCGTCCGTCCTTCGCGCGAAGAAAGGCATGCAGCAATGACCATGAAGGAGATCGAAGTGAAGGCGCTTGAGTGGCGCGAGAGCCGTATGGGAACAGGTTCTTTGGTTGCGCCGCATCCCTTCGGTGAGAACTATGTAGTCCACCAGACCGCCGAAGGGTACCGATCCGTAGGTCGAGGCTTCCATACGCTTGACGAGGCCAAAGCCGCCGCCCAATCCGATTTCGAATCCCGCATCCGCTCCTGCCTTCTCGATAAGCCGGAGGCGGTAGAGGTGGGGCCTCCAGAACTCTACGCCGCTCGCATCTGTAAGGGCATTCCTGCCGACTGCTGCGACTACGGCGTCATTGCGCTGGCTGAAGGTGTTGAGGTCTGCCGCGTCTGGACAGAGGAGAACGCCCGAAAGATCGCACGCCTTCTAAATCGGCATGGCCACGCTCCCCAATCGAGGGCCGCTCCCTATCAGGTCTCTGCGGCGGATGCGGGGGAAGACAAGATCGGCCCGCATGAGCAGGCATTGCGGGATACAGTCGAACCGTTCCTAGATTGGCTCGAGCATCGCGAGGAAGGCGCTCATATCAAAGAAGTCCGTGAGGGCTTGATCGGCGTGGAAGACGTGATCCCTAACGATCATGTCGTTCTCGGAGCGCACCCACGCGCTCAGAAGGATCAGGGCGTCTTGACCATCGGCCATTTCCGCCGACTTCGAGATGCCTACGACGGTAACGCCGCCCCCGCCGATACGGACGCCGCACAGAGCGGGGGCGGCAGCCGTGATGCGCTGATCGATCAATTGTTGAAGGCGCTGGAAGCTGCTGAAACGTATGTCATCGACGGCGTGACGACGGCAAAGCAGAACCTGCAGATGAACGCGGCGTACCCGGCTCGCAAGCCCCGATATGAGGCCGAATTGCAGGAGGCGCGCGATATCTATGCTGAATGCCAAGCTGCGCGCCGCGCCGCCCTCGCCGCAGCCAAGGATAAGCCATGATCCCCGACCTCACCAACGCCAGCCCCGAAACGCGCGAATGGTACGCTCTCTCCGAGGACATCCGCACGGCAGCAGTGGAACTTGCCGGTCCGCTTCGGCCCATGACGCACATCGAAACGCTGCTGGCGATCGGAAGGGCGATTGCCGGCGAACGGGAGCGCGACCGTTGGCAGCCGATCGAGACGGCGCCGAGGGATGGGACACGCATCCTGCTTCGCCTATCCAACGGCGAAGTCTTCTCGGGCTGGGGAACGGAGGAAGCCGGATTTCAGAAATTCCACGCGGACGGCACAGATATTGGCTGGCTCAATCCGCGGCACTGGCAGCCCCTACCATCTCCACCATCAGGAGGGGACGAATGAACCTTACCCCCATCCCCCTTCACGAAGCCGCCGCCCTCCTCGGCATCACCGAGCAGGATGTCGGCAATCCCGTTCGCCTGGTGCGCGAGTTGATTCGGCGCCACGAGATACCCTTTGTGCGCTGCGGACGATCGGTTAAGCTCCGCCCCGATCAAGTGCGGCTCCTTGCTGAGAAGATGGTTCAATGCCCCTCAAGATCACCAGACACGACAACGGAATTTACTATGTCTCCGGTACCGTCACTGTCTGGCGAAATGGAAAACCTCATCCAGTTGAGGTCCGCCGCTCCACAAAAGTCCGGGACCGGGAACAAGCGGACGCCATCAAGCGACAAATCGAAAACGAGGTCGCGGAGCGCAATATCACCGGTAAGGAACCCGCTCTCACGTTCCGCCAGGCGGCAGAAAGATACGTAAAGCTTGGAGGGGAAGCGCGGTTTCTCCGCGCGAACAAGGACGGAACGTTCGAACTGCACTCACGCTTCCGCAACCTTTCGAAGAAGCCGGTCGATCAGATCACACAGGAACTGATCGATGACGAGGGCCTGCGCGCTTATCCGAACAGCGCGACGCGTCGCCGGCAGTTTCATGCGCCGGTGATCGCAGTCCTGCGGAAGAACGGCGTCAAGCAGCAATTCGAGAGGCCGGAGGACAGCCAGAAGCGGACCGACTTCTTTCGGCCGGATCAGGCCGTGGAGATGCTGGGCCGCATCATGGATGCCAGATACCCGAATCCATGGGCGCCGGCGTTCGTCACGTTCCTCTTTGGGCAGGGATCGCGCATCGGCGAAACCCTCTCGATCGACGGCCGCGACGACATCAGCCTGGACCACCGTTACGCCATCCTGCGCGACACAAAGAGCGGCAAGGAGCGCATGGTCAATCTCTGCCCGCGCGTCATCGCCGCATGCTCGACGCTCCCGAACCTCGGCCAGCGGGGTCCGTTGTTCCTCCGATACGATGGCAGGCCGTACGCGAAGAAAGAGGACCGTGGATACCGGTTCGGGTTTTGGAACCGGGCCGTGGCTGAGATCGGTCTGGATAACACCGTCTACACGCCGCACACCGCGCGCCACTCATGGGCGACCTGGTTCTATAGCCAGACGAAGGACGTTGTTCGCCTGAAGGCTGAAGGCGGGTGGGATTCGTCGGAGTGGGAGCGCTATGTGAAACTTGCGGCTCCGAGCCTTGGAGCTGAGGCCATAAAGCACAGCTTCGACTTCAGGCAATTTCACGATTTCGATGGCCGAAACAAAAAATCCGCAAACAGCTGA